ATTCCGTCCAGCCCAATCCCAACGATTGATGCAAAGACCACTGGGACATCTGCCACTTGGGTGATCCCCGGTAACGTCACCAAAGTTCGCGTCACGGTTATTGGCGGTGGTGGCTCTGGCAGCACGGATGGCGGTGGTGGCGGCGGAGGAGGAACAGCAATCAAGGTTTTAACCGGGTTAACTCCGGGGAATACCTTGACCTATACCGTTGGCGGCGCTGGGGCAACATCTCAAGTTTCGTCTGGAAATCAAATTATCACCACCATCTCAGCTACCGCTGGCTCTGCTTCTGCCACAAGCTCTGGACTCGGAGGGACAGGTGGCGTTGGATCAAATGGCGATATAAATTTTAGGGGAGGTGGTGGTGTAGCTAACTCTGTAGATTTAAGTGCAACCACGCCTGTGGGTGGCGCTGGTGCTGCTGGCATTATTATTTTTGAATACTAAAGAGTCCATATGAGTACGATAAGCGCGGGAACCACAGCAACCACAACGCTTCAAGTATCTGGCGATACAACGGGTGCGCTCGTACTCAAGACCAATGACACCGGCTCTGGCGGAACAACCGCCATGACTATTACCACTGCCGGTGGTGTGGCGTTTGGAACTTCTGGTACGGCGTATGGAACCTCTGGTCAGGTTTTGACGTCGGCTGGCAATGCAGCCCCAACTTGGACAACGCTCAGTTCAAGCCCCATCGCTACAATGGATGTCAAGACCTCTGGTTCATCTGCCACTTGGACGATTCCTGCTGGTGTGACGAAGGTTAGGATCACGGTTGTTGGCGGCGGTGGCGGCGTGTCAGCAACAAATGCTTACGGCGGTGCTGGTGGTGGCGGAACGGCAATCAAGACACTTACTGGCTTGACGCCGGGAAACACTCTTACCTATACCGTGGGCGCTGGCGGCTCTGCTGGCGTGAATGGGCACGGCGGAACCTCACAAGTTGCTTCAGGTACAGAAACAATTACCACTATTTCTGCCACTGGCGGAACAGGACAACAAAGCAACTTCCAAGGAGCCACTGGTGGAATAGGTAGTAATGGCGATTTAAACATTGGTGGTGGCGCAGGTGGAATAGCTGATTCTACTGATGGCTATACCGGCACTGGTGGTTCATCGTATTTGGGTGGCAGTGCTAGAGGTGGCGCTGACTCAAGTACCCCCGGCCAAAATGGTAGACCGTATGGCGGCGGTGCTGGCGGCGGGAATACTGCCACTGGTGGGTACACTGGCGCTGCTGGCGTGATCATTTTTGAATACTAAGGTGAGAGCATGAAATACGCATACATTTCCACGCAAGAACCATTTTCTATTGGCGTTCGCATCGTTCAAGTGCAGGACACAAAAGATGGCCTTGTGGATGTTGATGGTCTTTTGTTCTGGGTTGAGTGCGAAGATGATGTTGTTGGCGGCACTCATTATTACGACATGGCTGACGGCCAGATCAAAGCAGTACCTGTTTCGGGGCAGTAATGACCATCACGATCAATGGTACGAGTGGCATCACGTTTCCTGCTGGGGGTGTAGCTAACCCGGCTGGTTCATACGTTGGCACGTCCGACACTCAAGCATTGAGCGCAAAAACTGTTTCATTCGTTGTCGGAACAACAACTGTTCCGCCAATTGATTTTACCCCAAGCGACAACCTTCTCTCTTCGGTAACAAAAGGCGCAGTCGAACTAGACAGCAATGCTTTTTATTACGCAGCCGCCGCAAACGCCCGTGGCGTTCTGCCAAACATTTTGACATTTTGTTTGACTGCCAACTCTACTGGTTCTGCGTCAACTGCGGCCCAACCTCTTTTTGGCGCATCTAATGGCTCAACATTAAATATCGGTGCTGCAACAACATACCTGTTCAAAATGAATTTGGTTTTTACAAAAGCGGCTGGAACTAATGCAACCACGCTTTCGCTTGGATTTGGCGGCAACGCAACCGTAAGTTCAATTTTTTATCGTGGCGCAGTTTATGCCGCCACCAATAGCACGGTCACTGGTTTTGTTGCTTCAGGGGCGGGACAGGGCGCATCAACAACAACATCGGCAACAGTTGTGTTCCCTTCTATAACAAGTGCGGCAGCACAATATCAAGGAAATTTCACTGGAAGCGTTACGTTCAGTGGAACAGGAACTTTTATCCCGCAATACACTTTAAGTGATGCTGGTGGCGCAGTAACTTTGCTTTCTAGGTCAAACATAACGATGTGGCCAATAGGCAGTTTGGGGCAAAGCGGCACTTCTGTTTATGTTGGCAACTGGACAAATTGAGAAAATAATGGCCTTGATACTTGATGGCACTGTTGGAGCTACATTCCCAGCTGGGGGCGTTGGCAATACCGCTAGCGCCGGTGTTGGCACAACTGACACCCAAGCACTTACCAACAAAACTTTGGCTCTTGCTGCTGGCACTACTAGCGTTGCGCCGCTGACTCTTAATTCATCCAGTTCGGCCATACTTTCAACACAAACAGTTGGCGCAATTGAGTATGACGGCAACACCATGTATGCAATACCTCAGACATCTGGGCGTGGTGTCATACCTAGTATGAATATCTTTTGTTTAACTTCTAGCGGGACAGGCCCAAGTACAACTACGCCAGTAAACATATTTGGCAGCAATGTTTCCAATACATCTTGGAGCCCATCCGTACTTGGCATTAGCTATATGTTTGAGATAAACATAGGGATGACAAAAACTGCCGGGGCAACTTCGCACACAATAGCTTTTGGCTTTGCTTTGGGTACAGGAACAGCGATATCCAGCATTTGGTATAGAGGCACTTCTTTTGGCTTCCCAACGTCATCCACAATAAGTGGTTACAACGCAAACGTAGGTCAATTTGCCGCAAATACCAACGCCTCAACAGTATGTTCTGGAGCTATAAACAACGCTGCTGCACATTTTAGTATGACAATTAACGGGGTTTTTTCTTTCAGCGGCCTTGGAACAGTAATACCGCAATTTACTTTGAGCGCAGCGCCCGGAGGCACATATTCAGTTCTTCCCGGTTCGTACATGGCTGTTTGGTCAATCGGCCAACAAGCTGGCCCCGGTGGCGGAGGCCCATCCGCAATCCGGGTTGGCCGTTGGTCATAACTGGAGTTAATCATGATTACTTGGACTATTGATCAAATGACGCGAGTCGCTGCCGATGGGCTGGTGGTTACCGTTGACTGGAGGGCGACGGATCAAGACAGTGGATACGTCGCAACCACAACAGGTACTGTTGGCTTGGATCGTGGCGATTCGTTCACGCCCTACGAAGATTTGACACAAGAGCAGGTTGTCTCTTGGGTGAAAGAAAGCGTCAATGTTGACGAGATTGAATCCAATCTTGCAACTGAAATTTCTTTGAAAAAGAATCCGGTGGTTCTGCCGGGTAAACCTTGGTAAGAAAAGGCAAGAGACATGTCTACATACTCGACCAACCTTGCACTTGAACTGATCGCAGATGGCGATCAGACTGGTACTTGGGGAACTACCACCAACACCAACCTTGGTACGCTGATTGAACAAGCAATCAGCGGATACGTCACTTACGCTTGCACTGGCGGCACTGACACCATCACCATTCCAAATGGGACGTCCGGCACAGCCCGTAACATGTACCTTGAGTTGACTGGCGCTGGTGGCGGCACGTTGGTTGTCCCTGCCAACAAGAAGCTTTACTTTATTTACAACAACACTTCCGCCTCTGCTGCCGCAGTGACGGTCAAGGTCAGCGGTCAAACTGGAGTGTCTGTTCCGGCTGGCAAGAAAATGATCTTGGTGTCGAACGGCACTGACATCGTTGACGCCACAAACTACGTCACATCGTTGGCTGCTGGCGCTCTGACTGTCAGTGGTGCTGTTACGTTGACAACTCCTCTGAGCGCAGCGAACGGTGGCACTGGCCTTTCTTCTCCCGGCACAACTGGCAACATCCTGACTTCGACCGGAACAGGTTGGCAATCCTCTGCTGCCAGTACGTTTGTCTCCAGCGTTACCGCAACGTCACCGCTTTCCTCCAGCGGGGGTAACACGCCTGATATTTCTATTGGCAGCACCATCCCGGTCAATCTTGGTGGATCAGGGGTTGCTTCTCACACTGCCTACGCGCTGTTGGCTGGCGGCACGACCTCAACCGGTGCGGTGCAATCTTTGTCTGGCGTCGGTACTTCAGGTCAGGTGTTGACAAGCAACGGCGCTGGGGCTTTGCCCAGCTTCCAAGCAGTTGGTGTTGGTGGAGGCACGGAATACAAAACTTCCGGCTCTGGAACTTGGACGATTCCGGCAGGGGTTACCACAGTCACTGTGACTGTGTTGGGGCCGGGCGCTAACGGTGGCAGGGGGCAATATGCTTCCACGGGAGGCGGCGGGGCTGGCGGACTTGCCATTAAAACATTGACTGGCCTTACTCCGGGCAATACTTTGAGCTATGTGGTTGGAACAACCACTGGTGGCGTTAACAGCACCGTCAGTTCAGGTTCTCAAACCATTTCAACGGTTACCGGCGGGTATGGCGCTCAACCCGGAGATTCTTCTTCTACGGGTGGCACTGGCGGGACGGCCAGTGGTGGTGATTTAAATATCCCCGGTCAAAAAGGATATGACTATGAGGCAACCGGCAGTCAATATGACTGCGCTGGCGGCTCCCCCGGAGGTGGTTTTGGGTTTGGTGGCCTCGTCAATGGAAGCACAGGGACATACGGCAACGGCGCTACAGGGTATGGCGCTGGGGGTGGCGGAAACAACGCTGGAGCCACTGGTGTTGTGCGAGGCGGGAATGGAACCGCCGGACTCATCATTTTCCAATACTAAGGTGCGACATGGACGATTCCGTTGAACTGGATAAGCGATTGACTACGCACGAAGCGGTATGTGCAGAACGATGGAAAGAAACCATCCTGCGTATCAAACGGCTGGAGTCAATTCTGTTGGCATGCGCTGGCGCAATCATGTTGCTGTTGTTGCATCTCGTCACCAAAGCATGAGAGGTGTTATGAATGATCGATCCGATAACAATAGGTGCGGCGTTTGCCGTCGCAAAGGGGGCCGTAGCCGGAGTTAAACAGGCAATCGAGCTTGGGCATGAGATCAAGGATTGCTACGAAGACCTGCAAAAGTTCTTCAACGCTCAAGGCGAAGTTGAAAAAGCGGCAAAAGCTGTTGAGATAGCAAAAGCTCAACCCAAGCCAGAAGACCCAAAGGAAGCTGAAAAGCAGGAAAGCGCTCTGTCACAAGCATTCACGATTGTGATGCAGCGCAAGCAGTTGAAGCAGTTTGAGACTGAGCTGCGCGATATGTTTGCAATGAAGGGCGAGATGGATTTGTACCACGAACTATGCGCTGAACGTAACCGCATAGCAGGTGAGCAGGACGAGGCACACAGAGAAGCAATACGCAAGGCAAGGTTGGCAAAAGATAGGGCGGAAAGAAAGAAGCAGTTGAAGAGTGCGGCTCCGGCTCTGGCCACGGTTGTGGCTGGTCCAATGGGTGGTATGGCAGTCAAGGCAATTGCCAGCAAGCTTGGTGTCGAAGACACCGTAGAAGCTGTCACTCAAGCCATTCAGGCTGATCCACAGGCCGCTCAGAAGCTGGCCGAGATTGATCTGGAACAGTTCAAGCTGGAAATTCAGGATCGTGACAGCGCCAGAAAGGCGCATGCCGAAATCGCCACCAGTGCCAACGCTCACATCCTTGAAAAGCTGACCATGCCCCTGCTGGCGCTTGGAACTGTCGGGCTGTCGTTTACATTGATTGGGGTCTTGATTTTCAGCAACATCCCCGATGACCAAGAGAACATCATCATCTTTGCTTTGGGTTTCATCACCAGCGCAGCCACACAGGTGCTTTCGTTCTATTTTGGCTCCTCGCAGGGCAGCAAAGACAAGTCAACCCAAATCAACGGATTCAAAAAATGAAAGAGAACTTCGACAAGGCACTGGCCGCAGTTTTGCATCACGAGGGTGGTTTTGTAAACCATCCGTCCGATCCGGGCGGCATGACCAACCTTGGCTGCACCAAGCAGGTTTGGGAGGAGTGGGTGGGTCATCCGGTGGATGAGAAGGCGATGCGGGCGCTGACCCCGGCGGATGTGGCTCCGCTGTACAAGGCCAAATATTGGGACAAAATCAAGGGCGACGATCTTCCTGCTGGAGTAGACTATGCTGTATTTGACGCATCCATTAATTCCGGTCCCGGTCGGGCTGCGAAGTGGCTTCAAGAATGTGTCGGGGCACACCCAGACGGCGCAATCGGTCACGCAACCCTGCAAGCTGTTGCAGCGCACAATCCAGCCGAAATCGTCGATCTGTACCAAGCCAAGCGGCTCCAGTTCTTGAAAGCGCTGAACACTTGGGCTGACTTTGGTAAGGGGTGGGAGCGTCGTGTGCTTGAAGTAGAGAAGGCCGCAGAAACCATGCTGGCGTAAGGAAAAGTTATGCCGTTACAAAAACTTCAGTTTCGACCGGGCGTCAACCGCGAGGGTACGAACTACTCCAACGAGGGTGGCTGGTACGAGTGCGACAAGATTCGTTTCCGCTCAGGCTACCCTGAGAAACTGGGCGGCTGGCAAAGCTTGTCCAACCCCACTATCTACACCTTCAAGGGTGTCGCCCGGACAATGTGGAACTGGGTGACGTTGTCTTTTGCCAACCTCAATGCTATCGGCACAAGCTGCAAAGTCTATGTTGAGAACGGTGGACAGTATCACGACATCACCCCAATCACCACGGCATCCCCCGTTTCGCTTGCCAACAACCCATTTGCTACAACTTCTGGTTCCAAGCTAGTTACGGTCACCGCATCTGGTCACGGGGCTACTGTCGGGACGTACGTTACCTTTGCCGGTGCAACGACGTTCAACGGTGTGACCATCAGTGGAGAGTATGAGATTGTCACCGTACCAACAGGCAACACCTACACCATCATTGACGGTACAGCCTCTGGTACTGGGTCTGGCGGAGGAGCATCCGTAACTGCCACCTACGATGTGGCGGCTGGATTGGCGACTTACACAACCGGCAACGGTTGGGGCGCTGGCGCATGGAGTCGAGGCGGCTGGGGGTCTGGAACAACGGTTGGCGTTGGTCAGCAGCTTCGTCTTTGGTCATTCGACAACTTTGGCCAAGATTTGGTCATGGCAGTGCGTGGCGGCACAATCTACTACTGGGCAGTTGATACCAGTAGCTATGCCAGAGCCATCAAGCTTTCTGCCGCGTCTACAACTGCCGGATATTCCGGCACGTTTGTACCTCACACAACCCTTCAGATTTTCGCATCGGATACGCAACGGTTTGGGATTGCGTTTGGCGCTAATCCCTACGATCCGACCGATGCCAACACCACATTTGATCCGATGATTGTGCGCTGGTCTGATCAGGAAAACATCTACGATTGGGTTCCGACTACCACGAACCAAGCAGGTGAGCTAAAGCTCTCAAATGGTTCCACAATCGTTGCTGGTGTGCATAGCCGTCAGGAAAATCTGATCTACACCGATACGGCATTGTTTGTGATGCAGTACCTTGGGCCGCCGTATGTTTGGGGATTCAACCTAATCGCGGACAACATCTCGATCATGTCGCCGCAAGCTGTGACGTCCGTCAACAACGTGACCTACTGGATGGGTGTGGACAAGTTCTATACCTACACTGGTCGCGTTGAAACGCTGCCATGTACCTTGCGTCAGTATGTTTTCAATGACTTCAACTACTCGCAGTCCTATCAAGTCATCTCTGGTAGCAATGAGGGTTACAACGAAGTCTGGTGGATGTATCCGTCTGCAAATAGCCCGGTCAACGACCGGTATGTGATCTACAACCACCTTGAGCGCATCTGGTACTACGGCACAATCAACAGGACTGCTTGGTTGGATAGTGCGCTTCGCGCTCACCCGATGGCTGCATTCAGCGTCAAAACCTCATACCTGAACGCAAGCATCAATTCCACCACGACCGACATCACCCTGATTGATGCGACCTCGTATCCGTACAGCGGAGCGATTCAGATTGGCGCTGAAATCATCACCTATACAGGAAGCGGCTCCAACACGCTGACTGGATGTACTCGCGGCGCTGCCGGAACTACCGCAGCCTCTCACAGTCAATACGATGCAGTGTCATATCTCGTTCCGAACCAAACCCTCTACCATGAGGTTGGAGTGAATGACGGCACGTTGCCAACCGCACTGCCAATCGATGCGTATATAGGATCATCGGATTTTGACATCGGTGACGGCCACAACTTTGGATTTGTCTGGCGGATTATCCCTGACGTAAATTTTACTCAGTCTGCGGTTGGGAGTCAGTTGACCATGACTGTGCGGCCAAAGCAAAACTCTGGTTCAGCGTATGGCACACCTGATCCCACGGTTGTTCAGGCTTCAGCCTACAACATCGATCAGTACACCGGTCAGGTTTACACGCGTCTGCGTGGCAGACAGATGTCGTTCAGGATTGACTCTGACACTTTGGATATTGCGTGGCAGCTGGGCACTCCCCGGATTGACATTCGTCCGGATGGGCGTCGCTGATGGCTAACGTCGTATATCAACGGCTTCGTCCGACCAGAGCGCCAAACCTTGCGGTCGCTCCGACCGAGTATGAGCAACGCTATCAGGATCAGCTAAACAACCAGCTTCGTATCTACTTCAACACGCTGGACAACCTGCTTGGTGCGTTGGTCAACCCGTCTCTCAGTGGTGCGCTGCTGGAGTTTCCCAGTGCGTCCTTTCAGGACAACACAACGCAAATAGCGTCAGTGACATACCCGTCGCCCATGTCGTTCACGCAGATCGACTACAGCAACCAGTTCACGCTGGGAGACCATACAGCCAGTTTCACTGGGTCAAGGGCGCTGACCACGCTCACTGTGTCTGCTATCTCATCTGGCTACATTTACGTTGGCATGCACATCATTGGCACGGGCTGGGCAAGTGCTGTGGTGACGGCCAGTGTCGGAACCGTGTCTGGAACCGACAACGTGATGACGGTGACGGCGGTAACGTCAGGAACTTTGGCCGTTGGCCAGTATTTGGTGGACGGCGCAGGACTTCCCACGGGTGCGCGGATAGCTCAATTCATCACGGGCACGGGCGGCACAGGAACGTATCTGATCAACATCCCAGACGGAACGGCATTCACGTTGGCGTCTACCACCATCACAGCCTATGGCACATACATCACCGATCAGTTGACCGGAACAGCCGGTGGCGTCGGGACGTACTCCGTCAGTACCTCCGGTACGATTGCCAGCGCCAGTCTGCAAGGGCGAACCACGTCCAAGATAACCGCTCCGATTGCCGGAACGTACAACTTCCAGTGGTCAGGCCAGTTTCAAAACCTGAACAACGCTTCACAAGATGTGTATGTTTGGATCAAGGTCAACGGGGTAGACCTCGCCGGGTCAACCGGACAGGTAGGATTGCTGCAACGCAAAAGTGCTGGCGTACCAAACAAAACTATTTCGGGCTGGAACTACTACGTCAACCTGAACGCCGGGGATTACGTCGAGCTGTTTTGGCTGGTCACCAATACCGATGTAACCATGAATACCTACCCCGCAAGCACCAGCCCAGCCTATCCCGCGACGGCTTCGGTGATTGCAACCATTGGCTTTGTGTCCGCTCTATACCCATGATACGATTGACAAAATTCGCCTTTTGGAGGCTGTTATGCAGCAAGTAGCCCAAGGTTTGGCCTCGCTCGGGCGGGGCAACGACAAGATGCTCGTCCACATGACCCCCCGCGAAGTGCAGGGGCTTCAGTCATTGGCAATGGCCCACGGCGGCTCCTTGACCATCAACCCCCAGACCGGTTTGCCGGAGGCTGAGTTTCTTGACAAGCTGCTACCTATTGCCGCTGGGTTTGCCCTTGGACCGGCTGGATTTGGTCTTGTGGAATCTGGCCTTGGTGCGGCTGCTCTGGTGGGCGGTTTGGGCGCGGTATCGTCTGGCAGTTTGCAAAAAGGACTCATGGCCGGACTGGGTGCGTACGGTGGGTTTGGTCTTGGCCAAGGACTGGCCAACATGGGCCTCAACGAAGTTCAGAGCAGCGAAATGGCTAAACTGATGGGTCCTGAAGCTGTTGCGTCTCCCCAAGCTATGAGCAACGCGCTGCGGTTTAACCCCTTGCAAGGGT